AGCCACAAACAACGGTGACTGGCGGCCCCTATGCAGCGGGGACAACTAGCATTACGGTCAGCAGCATCTCTGGTCTTTCCAGTGGGGCCGTCGTCAGAATTGTCATGGATGATGGTCGGTATTTTTATACGTCCATCAGCGGTGCGCCATCCGGATTGACGGTCAGTCTTGCAGCTGGCGTACCTGTTGGCAGAAGCATTCAAACAGGAGCTAATTTCTTCACGAGATTTGGATGGATCACCGCTGCATTCTTGAACAGCCACCCGTTGGCCGCCGATTGGGTCGCGCCAAATACGTTTTATGCCGTCAATATGAATACAGGAATGGTGACGTGGACAAATTGTGGCACCGCGACTTTGGTAAATACAGCAAACATCAACACGGGAGGAAGCTGGCAGACCAATGGCGGCTCCAACGTGACGCTCAAGTCCGTTCCGGGACATGCTAATCATATATTCTGGTCAGTGGGCCCTCAGGGTTCTCCAAACGCTATTGCCCCGCAGGGCCTATTCCAGTCCTGCAACGCTGGCAGCAACCCCACGACCATGACCTTTCGACTTCTAAATGTCTTTAGCGCGCAGTTCTTTGGGTTCGGTGCGCCGAAAGCTGGATCGGTTTATCCTACAATTTATTATGTTGGCTGGTACGATACGACACATACAAATACTGAAGCTAACGCTACATTTGGAATTTGGAAATCGACTGACAATCCTGGGGATTGCGTCGGCAGCGGCACATTCACGCAAGTGCTTGACAGTACCACAGGCAGCAATTTTCCACTCGGATGGATGCTAACTTTCAAAGACATTACTGGCGATCCCTTGTGGCCATCGCCAATCTACATCAACACCGGAGCCGGACCGGTTTCCGGCACATTTAACTGACGTTGGATAGCTTGAACTGATAAACCAAGGAGTCTTACAGAGGCCACAGCGCCCATTGGCCAGCAGCGACAGCCTATGTTAGAGTTTAGTTATGGATAGCAACTGGCCCCAAAGTCTTAAATACGTCCGCCTTGACGAAGGCGGCAACGATGACGATCCTGTTGACCCTGGCGGTCGGACGTCTCGAGGCATCATTCAACGGGAGTATGACGCTTGGCGTGCAGCGCAACATCTGCCTAAACGCGACGTGTGGGCGGCAGCCGATGCCGAAGTCGACGCGATCTACCGGGAGCAGTATTGGGAACCGTGGTGTCCCCAGTTCCCAAGTGGGCTGGACTATCTGTTCTTCGACATGGACGTGAATATGGGTTTTCACGAAGCTGCGCTGCTTTTACAGCGCGGACTCCGTGTAAAGGCCGACGGGAAACTGGGGATAGTCACCCTGAACGCCTTGAAGGCCTGTAACGCATCTCTGACAATTGCCAACATTACCGCAGCTAAATCTTCTTTTTACCACCAGTTGAGAACTTGGTGGAAGTACGGTAAGGGTTGGACAGCGCGGTATATGCACGCGGCCCAGCGTGCCACTGCGATGGCAAAGGGGGATCAGGATGCAACTTCCAACGCAAGCACAAGTTAACGCTGCTGCAAGGCACGTAGGCACGTTTGTAGCCGGCGTGATCACGATGTTTGGGCTGTCAACTAAGATAGATCCAGCAACGGCGCAGAATATAATTGCTGCAATGGGGACGGCAATAAACGACATTCTTAGCTTGGCTGGTCTCGTTACACCGCTGGTAATGGGCTACCTAGCTTCGCGCAGCGCCTCTCCGGCCAGCCAGATCAAATCAGTGCAGGTCATTGCGGACACCGGTGGCCCGCAGGCAAAGGATGCGCAGGTAGCAGTGTTGAACGCCGCGGCTTCGATGCCCACCACGGCCAAGGTTGTAAACCCAGCTCTTGCCGCAGACGCGGCGACATCACCAAAGGTCACCGCACAATGAAAAAGATTCTCATACTGGCCTTCCTTGTGTTGGGAGGGTGCAGCACCCTCCAGAACATTGGCACAGGCATCAGTTTAGTAACTAAGTCCGTGGCCAATCCGGTTACGAAGGCCGAGGAAACGCAGGTAGAAATCGCCTTTGACGCTGCAGTCGATCTGCTGCGGACATACAAGGCGGATTGCCAGAAGGGTATCGCTGACAAAAATTGTCGTAACAATGTTGCGCAGATTCAGGTTTACACGCGCAAGATGACCCCGTTGGTGGTGCAGCTTCGAGGCTTTGTTGACAATAATGACCAGATCGATGCGACAGTGGTGTATAACCAGCTTTCGGCGCTCTACGTGAACGCCAAAGGTATTGCCGCTGCGGCAGGCGTCAATGTAGGAGCTTTGCCATGAATGCAACAGAGATTTTGGCCCTCGTCGCACAGGGTCTCGCGCTTCTTCCTGGGTTGATCAATGCGGGTGTTGACGTGGTTAGCCGCATCGAGTCGATGAAGGCTGTTGCTACTGCCGGCGCCGCTGGAACGTTGACCGACGCCCAGATCAAGGTTTATCGGGATCAGCTTGATGCTGATCTGGCGGACTTCAACACGCCAATGGTATGACCGATTTTAAACCTTATGCAGGGGCTGCCACGACGAATGGCTAGCTTGGGATGCCGTGGTGGATGTGGTTCAGGAGCTGCTAAAGGCATGGGGACCACCTAGCGTCATCACGGTTATCCTATGGGTAATGCTCAAGAAATCCGAAGCTCGAGAAGAGAAGAAAGACGTGCGTATCCAAATGTTGGAGAATCTGCTATCTGAAAGCTACGACGAGCGCATTGAAGCTGCCAACCAGATTTCACATGCGATTCATGACAACTCTACGGCTCTCGTGGCGTTGACCAATGAAATCAGGTCTCGCAAGCATGTTTAACCAGATCCGGCGGATATGGGCCGACAACGGCTCGGGTGACAAGGATTTCACCCCACAGGAAGAACAGCTCAAACGCGCGCTGGAGCATTTACAGCAGGCCGCCGACAGCCTCAGTCGGGCATCCGAAGCACTCCTGGACGTGATCAACAAAGGCAATTGAGCGTGTTTGACACGAAGGAACCTATAAGATAGGTTTTGCGCAACTTAATTTCGACTGACTGCCGTAAGCAGCCACCCGAGTAGCGCCCGTAAGGTGCCCCGACTAGTGGCCGTAAGCCCACCGAAGGAGAGTAAGATGCTTTTGAAATGGCTTTATCTGAACTCAGCCGCCGTGTTTGCCCCTCCGGGTGAAGGTACTGGTGGCGACGAAGGGGAGACTGAACATGGCGAAGTCGAAGGACAAGAAGGCGGGGAAGAAGTCCTCGAAGCCGATGCCCTCGAAGGGCAAGAAGATGCCCCCGGCGATGATGAAGAAGGGCAAGAAGTAGAAGGCGAGGAACCGCCGCGTCGCCCCAGCCGGGCGCAGACGCGCATCCAGACCCTTACCAAAACAGCAACTGAGGCCAAAGAGAAGGCCGAGAAGCTGGAGCGAGAATTAGCTGACTACCGCGCCGAACAGCGCCAACGCCAGCAACAGGCTACCCAGGAGACCCCGCAAGACCGCGCCGCTCGGCGTGCCTTGATGGACCCCCTGGATGTTATGCGGGAGGATTTGAAGGAGTCGGAGCAGCGCACCGCGCAGCTTCTGCACCAACAGTCCCTGCAAACGCAGGAGACGAACGACAAGGCGACCTACAACGGCATCCTTCGGGAAGCCCCGCATCTGAAGAAGTACGACGCGGAGGTCGAGAAGATTCGGAAGGAACAGGCCGATCGAGGCATCTTCGTTCCCCGTGAAGTGCTACTGGATTTGGCGATTGGCCGCGCCGCGCGCGCCGCCGCCACGAAGAACGCCCCGAAGGCCAAGGCGAAAGCCGCGGCAAGGATTGAAGGCCAGCAGGTTCGTCCTGCACGGGCTGGAGGAGATACTGCCACCGCGCGCGGCCGGCAGGGAGACAGCCCAGAGAAGCGGCTGGAGAATGTGCCAATTTAGGCCGGCAGAGCCGGTCATTTTAGGAGACTATAAATGCCCGGCGTAAACACTGCGTCTTCATTCTCTGCCGATATCGAAAACTATATTGCCGACAAGACGTTACCACTGGCCCGGCGCCAGCTGGTAGCTTACCAGTTCGGCGATCCGCTACGGCTTCCCAAGGGACGCGGAACGACCTACACAGCCACTCGCTACCTCCGTGTTCCACTGCCTTACGCGCCGCTCTCGGAAGGCGTCCCGCCGGTCGGCGAGACCATGAGCATCCAGCAGGTCTCGGCCACTGCCCAGCAATGGGGCGACAAGATCACCATCACCGACGTCGCGGAGCTTACGATCAAGCATCCGCTGTTCGTCAAGGCGACCGAACTGACGGCGCTCCAGATCGCGGAAACGCTCGAGCGCAACACCTTCAATACCCTGAACTCGGGCACCCAAGTCAACTACGTCAATTCGCGCGGCTCCCGCGCATCGCTGACCACCGGCGACGTCCTCAACCCCCACGAGATCAATCGCGCTTATGGCGCGCTGTTCACCCTCGGCGCCCCGCGCTACATGGGCGACGAGATCACGGACTCCAAGCTGGAGGCCGACGATGGGGGTGCAAAGGCATCCGATAGTCCCCGCCGGATGCCGCACTACGTTTCGATCATGCACCCCCTGGTCGCGCAGGACATGCGTGAAAACTCCACCGTGGTGACGGCGTGGTCCTATTCGGACGTCAACCGGATCTACAACTACGAGATCGGCGAGTGGGGCGGCATCCGTTTCACCCAGTCCAACATGGTCCCGACCTGGACTGGCATTGCCCAGATCAACCCGACGGCAGGCTCGGCAACTACTTTGTCAAGGTGACGGCCTCCGACACCCAGAACCAGTTTGAGAGCCAGATCTATCAGGTCTCCAACTCGACCGCAGTGGTTGGCCCGAACGGTTCATTGGCCGTCGTGCTTCCCGTGCTCGCGGGCTATACCTTCAGCGTTTACATTGGCACTGCCAACACCACGCTGAACCTCGGAACCTCCGCGGCGGGCCCGACGATTGGCCCGCAGGCTGGGCAGGCTGTGCAGATGGCCGGTGGCCAGACGGTTGTGATCACCGGCACCGGCGCTGCCCAGACGCCTCCGGCGGCGCCCGGCACGGGCTTCACCGTGTACCCGACCTACATCATCGGCCGCGGCGCATATGGCCAGGTCATGCTGGATGACGCGCGGTTCACCTATCTGAAGGAAGCCGATAAAGCCGATCCGCTCAATCAGCTGCGTGTGATCGGGTGGAAAGTATTTTATGGAACATTAATTGAGAACAACCAGTTCTTCATGAGGATCGAAAGTCTCAGCGCCTTCTCTGCCACCTTCGGCTGATAACTCCCACGAGGCGGGGCCGGGCCCCGCCTCTCTCCCCCGACGCACAAGAGGTTTTCTGATGGCGACGATTACCCTCGGAACCGGAGCGACAACCTCGCTAACGGCACTCAGCTGGAACCCGCAGAGCGCCGCCGCTGACCGTGCAGCGATCGCCGCGCTGATCAAGCAGCAGGCCAACCCGGCGCATTATATTGAACCCGGTGGGTTTTCGGCCACGGGCAGGGTATATCTCCCCGGCGGCCGTGGCTTCATCACCATGAAGCCTGGTGATTATATTGGGGTCGACCACAATGGCTGGCCAATTGTGGTCAGTAAAGAATCCATTGCCGACGGCAGTAGCAGTTGGGCGCACTCGTAAGGAGAACACATGGCTGACGACAAGAAAAAGGGCTCGATCGGGCCAAAGATGGTGGTCGACACCTCAATCCTCGACGAGAAGAAGGTTGCAGAGCTCCGCGCCAAGGCAAAAGCCAATGTCGACCGTGAACGGCAAAGGCTGGCCGAAGCACAGCTTCTCGAGCAGCTCGAGCTTGAAGAACGCCGCGCTGGCGGCCTTGTCGAGCCGATGGTCGACATCACCATCGATCTGGCACCCTACGCAGACCGGTTGATGCTCGATGGCAAGATCCTTTTCCAGGGGCAGACCAAAACGGTGCGCGAGAGCGAAGCCTCGGTTATCCTCGAGATGATGCAGGCGACGTGGCGGCACCAGTCAGTCGTTGACGGCAAATCGGAGAACTT